ACGCTTACACCTCAACCAATGGACGACGAGCGAGGTAAGATGGGTTAGCGACGAGGACTTTATGAGCTGCGCGGAAAGCTACGAGCTTGCAGACCTTCAAGATAGGGACTGCTACGCGGGGCTCGACCTTGCAAGTACTGAGGATTTAACGGCGTTTACTTTGATCTTCCCGCCAGTATATGAAGGCGAACCTTTTAAGACGGTAGTCTATAGCTGGGTAACGGAGGCGGCAGTAGAAAGGCGCCAAGGTAAAAGCGGAGCGGACTATAATAAGTTTATAGCCAAAGGCGAGCTAACGGTAACACCGGGCAACGTAACCGACTATAAATACATTAGCGAGGCTATCTATGAAGCTGCGGAGATGTTTAACATAAAAGCTATAGCTTACGATAGATGGAACTCTAGCAGCTTAATAGCGGAGCTTGCAGAGGAGGGCCTACCGGTCGAGCCTTACGGCCAGGGTTTCGCAAGTATGAGCCCAGCGGTTAAGCAGCTCGAAATATGGATAAGGAGCAACCAAATCGCCCACACGGGTAACAACCTGCTAAGGTGGTGCGTAAGTAATGTGCAAGCTAAAACGGATCCAGCAGGAAATTTAAAGTTTGATAAAAGTAAAAGCTCCGATAAAATCGACGTCGCGCAAGCTTGGGCGATAGCTGTAGGTATATGGTTAGCGAAGCATAGAAACGACGACGACGGCAGTATATACGAGGATAGGGACTTAATTATACTGTAATGACGGTAGAAGAAGCTAAAAAATTAAATTTTTTTTTAATAGATAAAAATATTCACGCTTGGCCCCAGCTCAGTAAGGGCGGGGCCTGCGTAAATATTTTAGTAGAAGGAGAGTGCTATACCTTAAATAAATCGGAAAATTTTTACAGGAAAACTTGCGGGGAAAGAAAATAGCTGTATCTTTACATCAGTAATAACAACAAAGGCAAACAAGATGCAACTACTAGAACTACTTAACAGCGTAAAAACAAACAAGTACACAAGCAACGAGCTACCAGCAGATTATATAGTAACTATTGGCGAAGAAGTACACTACTTAGCAAAGTATGATAAAAACGCTTGGAGCTTTATAACTAAAGAAGGCGATGCTTACGGATTCGCTACCACAAAAAAAGCAGCTATTAAAGATTTAGTTATAGATGTTTGGGCAGAAAAACACCAAGCTTAATATATGCAAGACTGGCAAAAGCAGATACTATATAAAGAGCGCTTTATGAAGCTTAAGAGAGTAATACAATTTAACGGCGCCGAGATCCTGGAGACTGCCCCAGGATCTTTTACCGCCCTCCCGAATACACCGAGCTTCTACGGAAGCCGCAAGTTTAACAGCTTAGAAAAAGCTAAACACTATTTAAGACAATGGCAAAGAAAGTAATGACCCCCGAAGATAGAGAGCTGCGTAACATAGCTTTAGCGCTTGGCGCTGGCTTATTAGGCTTTCCAGTATTAACTCTAGTATTTAAGCTGTTCGCTTTTGTACAGTTTATAGCTTTTGGTTATGTTAGTTAATGAAGTAGAGTACTACTGCCAAAGCTGCGGCACGTATACCGCAAGCTTAAGTAATATAACGGCGCTGCAAATTTGCGAGCCTTGCGCCGCAGGCTCCGACTTAGAACAAGAAGATACTATTTTATTTATATGAGAATTATTTTAGTAGAGCATAAGAGCTCTAGAAGGGTAGAAGGTTATAGAACACTTACGAAAGCTTGTAAGGCCTTAGACATCAATTACAGTACTATTACGAAGATTATAAACGGCAACTGTAACTACTACGAGAACGAACGTATAAAGCTTACGCGTCTTCCTATACAATAAAAAAGCTAACTAAGCAAGGAAATAAAAAACTTTTTTGTATATTTGCCTAAAGTATATACTCTAGGCTTTGGCAGAAAATAATAACAGCGGGCTATTTGCTCGCCTTTTTAGAAGCTCCCCGGAAAACCCCAGTACGAGTCTAAGTAACCCGGCTGCGTGGCTTACGGGGCTTTTTGGTACTAGTAAAACGGGAGTACAAGTTAGCGAAGATAACGCGCTTACTTTTAGCGCTGTTTATGCAGCTGTAAGGATCATTAGCGAAACTATAGCTAGTATACCTCTAAACGTCTACCAAGCGGACGGGGAAACCCGCGTAAAAGCTGTAGGCCATCCAGTACAAGACCTTTTAGCGAAAGCACCTAACAGCGTAAGCTCTACCTTTACCTTCCGCGAGGCTATGGCCTCTAACTTAGTGTTACACGGTAACGCCTACGCTAAAATAGAGATGAACGCAGCAGGACGCCCTACGGCGCTTATACCTTTGAACCCTATGAAGGTCGAGGTAAAAGTAATAGACGGCGAAAAGGTCTACGTATTCGACGAAAAACACACGTACCTAGATTACGAAATGCTCCACTTTGTAGGGCTAAGCTTTAACGGCTTAATAGGTAAGAGCCCCCTAGCAATGGCACGCGAAGCCGTAGCTATTGGGCTAGCGGCCCAAGAGTACGGCGCGCGTTTCTATTCTAACGGTGCGAACGCTGGCGGAGTTATTACCGCTCCTGGCCGACTAAATACCGAAGTAGTAAAGAGATTACGCGAAAGCTGGAACCGTGCCCAATCGGGCCTAGGCTCTAGCCATTCTACCGCCATTTTAGAGGAGGGTATGAAGTACGAGAAAATAGGACTAGATCCGGAGGCGGCCCAGTTCTTACAGTCGCGTAAATTCCAAGTAAACGAAATAGCTAGAATTTTTAGAATACCGCCGAGTTACTTAGCAGACCTAGAGAATAGCTCTACGCGTGCTAATACGGAACAGCAGGCTATACAGTTCGTTAGGGACTGTATAACGCCTTACGTTCGCCGTATGGAGGTAGAGCTAAACCGTAAGCTATTTAGAGAAGACGAGCCTAACCTTTACGCCTACTTCACTATGGAGGGGCTAATGAGAGGAGACCAAAAGGCTAGATATGAAGCTTACGCCGTGGCGCGTAACTGGGGCTGGCTGTCGGTTAATGATATTAGAGACCTAGAGAACCTTAACCCGGTAGAAGGTGGGGACATTTACCTACAGCCTCTTAATATGCAGAGAGCAGGCGAAGACGACACTAACGTAGATGCGGACTAATGCCCTGGACTGACTACCCCCAAGCTGCAACCGATAACGCTAAGAGAGCGCTAAAGATCCGAGAGGACGAGGGCACCGACTGCGGAACGCCGGTAGGCTGGGAAAGCGCCCGTATAATAGCTAATAAAGAAGCTATAACGGAGCAGCGCTTACCGCGTGTTTACAGCTTCCTAAGTAGAGCTAAGACCTACGACCAAGGCAGCTTTAAAGATGAGGACGGTAAGCATATCTGCGGTAGTATAATGTACGGAGCCTGGGGCGGTGATGAGATGCACCGCTGGGCGGAGAGAACCTTAGAGAATATGGAAGAAGAAAAAAGCCTGCGCCACATTAAGAGCGTAGAAGAAACAGCTACCGAGATAATTATAACCTACGGCAAAGCTGAACCGATGGAAGAGGCTGGCTACGATAAAGAAGAAGAACGCGCGGAAGCAGGAGAGTTAAGCGTAGGGGACTTCGTGAGCTGGGACAGCTCCGGCGGTAGAAGCCAAGGCGTAGTAAGAGAGATTACAACGGATGGCCAAATAGAAGCAGACAGCGGCTTTAAGGTAAACGGCACGGCAGAAGATCCAGCGGCCCTTATTAGCGTTTACGAATACGATAGCGAAGAGGGCGCTTTTATAGAGCGTAAGCCGCCGTTAAGAGTAGCGCACCTATTCAGCACCTTAACTAAGGTAGACGGCGCAGAGGTACGCAGCCTTAACGAAGTAGTAGAGCAGAGAGCTTACGACGGCGAGCTTAAAGCAGCTGTAGAAGGTAGAACGGTAGAAGGTTACGCCAGCGTCTTTAATTCAATGAGCGAGGACTTAGGCGGCTTTCGTGAGATCATCTTACCGGGAGCTTTTAGTAACGTGCTAGATAACGACGTAAGAGCGTTATATAACCACGATAGCAACTACTTACTAGCGCGTACTACTTCGGGAACCCTAGAGCTTAAGGAGGACGACAAAGGCCTTTACTACCGCTTTGAGATGCCTAACACAAGCTACGGAAACGATATGCTAGAGCTCTTTAGACGTGGCGACTTAAGCCAGTCTAGCTTCGGCTTTACAGTAGAAAAGGATAGCTGGCGAATGGAAGAAGGCCAGCACGTAAGATATATAGAGAGGGTAGGCTCTCTATTTGACGTAAGCCCGGTAGTTTACCCGGCCTACGCGTCAGCCTCTAGCGGACTACGCAGCGCCGAGCCCAAGGGTGAAAGCGAAGCGGAGGAAGCAAGAGAGACCCCTACCGAGGAATTAAATTATAATTTACACAACGCTTTAATTAAACTAGCTAAAGATGAATGCTAAACAAATGCGCGAAAAGCGCGGCGCTCTAGTA